AGCTGGACATCACTAAGCACCTGGAAGATACCGCCACACTAAAGGACATCTTCTTCCCTGCCATAGAGAAAGCTAAGGAAGAAGCCTTGGCTAAAGTGAAGGAAGTGGCTGAAGACGTTAAAAAGGTGGACAAGAGAATAGATTCACTTTATATCAAGATCACCGCACTATCTGGTACAATCGTAGTATTAGTAGAAGCTGTCCTAAAGAACATCTAGGAGAACCATGCGGCCAAAGATAAAAGAATTACTTAAGCAGTTGGAGATAAAAACAAAGAAACTCCCTACCGTTAAGGTTGACAAACCAGCTCCAGTAAAATACCATACCACTACTGCATCGTCCTAACCGGTGCTATCTTGTCTATCGTTTGTAGGGTCCCGTAGCTAATACCTGCTGGACCCTTTTTTTACGCAGTAAAACTCACGCCGAGTATAAGGTGTATCCACTGGGAACCTTCGGCGACCTAGTTTAAAGGGGCTGTTGCTGTGCGACAGCCGTCTTTTTTACGCACCCCCAGATTACCTATTGCATATAGTGATACATACTGATATATTACCTGTGTATTAAACAAAAGGAAAATAAATGGCAATTAAGAAATCGGTAGCCGGATACGCAATTCAAGTATCAGGTGAGTACTTCAGTCGAGATGCAAATGGCAACAAAGGCATTAAGCAATTCGGCCCATTCAAATTCGAGCTTCCAGAGATCGTCTCATATGTAGAAGGTCGCAAGAAGATAGAAAAGATTGTAAATGGTAGAGCTACTACCACGACAGTCGCCAACATCAAGAAAGGCAACGCATCTCGAGTTGGCCTACATATCATCCGCAGATACTACATCCCGTTCTTTCTGAAGGATAAGTTCCCAGAATACACTGGCGTTCGTAAATGTAGCATCTTCTCAAAAGAGAAGATTCAGATGGAAGCTCCTAAGAAGTTAACAGCTGCTAACATACAAAACATGAAGGAATCAGAACTCCGTCAGTTTGTTATGTTGAATGACATCAATATGTTGTTGGATCAGTATGGCGACTTAGGTGATATGAAAAATGCTGTTATTGTTGCGTATAAGCAGAAGAAACAAGACGACATCGCCGCTGGTAAGACAGATGCAATGTCTAGAGATGAAGAGGCTTTGTTACCTGCTGACGGAATAGCAGAAGATGATGGAGCTATGGAAACGAGCATCTTGGGCTAATGTCCAAAAAGAAAGCGATAAAAGATCTTCTAGAAAAAGAACTTGGACAGAAGATCGACCCAAATGGGGATTACCCCATACTTGATGGCATGTCTTCCGTGGATAGGGAAAACCTAACCATGGGAGACTTGTTTATTAAGCAGCTGGTACGTAAGGCCATCTGTGGAGATAACAAAGCCTCTACCGAAATCCTCGATAGAATCTATGGTAAGTCGCCCCAACACATTACACAGAATGTAAATGTAACCAGTTACCAGAACTTCTTGGAAGACCTCGCTCTGTTACCAGATGCTGAGTTCACCGTAATGGAAGATGAAGAAGAAGACGAGATTAAGCCCGAGGAACCAACCGAGTTACCGTCCGATGATGGGGCATCATCCGACGCCAAACTACTAGAGGACTTCGGGCTTTTATGATTTGCAACGCAAAACCCACCGGATACCAAGTATGAGCCAAACTAGCAAAGACCGCCTCAAGCAAGTACACGCTAAGTTGGATAACGACTTCACGTATTTTGCTAAACACATTCTCAAGATCAAAGCTAAATCTGGTATGGTAGAGCCATTCCAGTTCAATACTGCTCAACAGTATTTACACAAGGAACTAGAAAAGCAGCTATCAAGTATTGGCCGAATAAGAGCTTTGCTTGTAAAAGGACGACAGCAGGGATGCTCCACCTATGTCGAAGGAAGATACTACTGGTTAGCAACCAGGAAGAAGGGCAAAAATGTTTTCATCTTATCCCACGAATCTGAGACCACTAAGAAGCTATTCAAAATGGTCGAAAGATACCATGAACTATCGCCGGAAGCCGCGAGGCCGGAAGCTAAAGTTGCTAACAGGCGAGAATTTGAGTTTAAGGATATTGGGTCTGAGTACGCAGTTGGCACGGCAGGTAACGAGAATGTTGGCCGCGGGGGAACCGTTCAGCTTTTCCATGGAAGTGAAGTCGCCTTCTGGGAAAAAACTGAAGGAATTAAGACTGGAATACTCCAATCAGTCCCTGATATGGACGATACAGAAGTCATCCTTGAATCAACAGCAAATGGAATGAGTAACTCTTTCTATACGATGTGTATGGACGCATTGGAAGGAAAGAGCGATTACATAGTAATATTCATCCCTTGGTATTGGCAAAGTGAGTACTCAAGGGAAATCCCCGCAGATGGAGTATTGGCACTCACAGATGAAGAACAAGAGTATAAAGATACTTATAAACTACAAACAGGCCATATCTACTGGAGACGATCCAAGATTGTTGAGTTTGGAGAAGAAGGCGCATGGATGTTCAAACAGGAATATCCGGCGTTTTTGCAAGAAGCATTTCAAACTTCGGGTAAGACCCTCATATCCCCACAATCAATTATCAGGGGTCGCAAGGCGGAAATTAAAGATGAGGACGCACCGCTTGTTCTCGGAGTTGATCCGGCTAGAACAGGAGACCGTATTATCCTGGCTCCTCGTCAAGGACGGGTCTACTGGCCACACATTGAGCTTAAGTTCGGTAAAGAGGAAGAACAAATCTCTATCAAGATTGCCAACCGAATCTCAGCATGGATCAGGCAGAACAAGCCCGACCAAGTAAATATAGACGTTGGTGAGGGTTGGGGTGTCATCGATCAGCTCCATAAACTTGGCTACCGCCATTTAGTCAACGCTGTCCACTTCAACAACAAGGCGACAGACACTCAAGTATATGCAAATAAAAGGGCCGAGATGTGGTGTAGACTTAGGGACCACATTCATGGTGAGGATGGACCCATCTCGTTGCCTGATTCTAATGACCTGCAGAAAGACCTTATGAGTATGCCGGCTCCCGATGGAGCTACCGCATCTGGTAAGATTCGCATGGTCCCGAAGGCCAAGGTGAAGGCTGATCTTGGCTGTTCTCCTGACATCGGAGATGGCTATTGCCTCACCCATTGGGAGTATATCCATACTACACTTGCAAAAGATTCTCAAATTGGTAAAATACGCAAGAAGGTTTCCCCACTTAAGACGCTTAGGCGTATTAGGAATGGTCGGAACGAGAGGAGTTAGCATGGGTGGCGGCAGTATAGGTGGTGGAAGTATGTTCGGCGGAAGTAGCCGCAGTAACTTCGCAGGGGATGTATTCAAAGCTACTAAAGAGCGTAAAGCTGTTAAGAAGGCGGAGAAGAAGCAGAAGGCAGTTGACCATATGGCCAAAGAAGCCCAAGCTAAATTCAAAAAAGACACAGAAGCAGCTAATGCTCTGGAAGAGAAACCCGATGAGAAATTAGCAGAAACATCAGTTGGCCGAGCATCACGTAGATTCTCAGGCTCAGTTGCTGGACTTTTAGGCGGTGAGCCAATCACCAGCCGTAAAAGATTGAGTTCGTAATGCCAGAAAATGTTAATAGTAATCAATCAGCCAAGGCCGATACATTCAAAGGGGTCAACCCCGTTGTCGCCAATGCGATAAGACGTAGCGACCAGATGAAGCGTAAGAAGGCTCCATGGCTAGATCAATGGCAACTCGTTGGTGAGTTCGTCAATATGCGTAAGCAAGAGTTCCAATCTTCACATACTGTAGGTGAATTTCTCACAAGAGATATATTTGACCCTTCAGCATCCAAGGCATCTAAGACCGCAGCATCTACACTCATCTCATTGCTGTGGCCACAAACAACCAACAGATTTAAGTTCCATGCGCCAGATGAGCTAAAGGGTACTACGGACGAGAAGACCTATTACGAGAAGTGTACTAAGATTATCTTGCGTGTTATGGACGATCCTAAAGCTAACTTCGGTATCGCTACCAGTGAATATATGTTGGATCAGGTTGACTTCGGTACATCTGGTCTAGAGGTCGTAAGGGATGATAGAACTAAGGTTCGCTTCACTCCTTGGGGCGTTAAGCATATGTCTATCGAGGAAGGTATGTACGATGAAGTAGATACTGTTTACCTCAATGTCACCATGAGCGTACACAAGATTGTTAAGACCTACGGCCTAGAGGCTGTATCGGAAAAGACCCGCACTCAGTTTAAAAAGGGTGAGTTTGACATAGAGAAGGAAGTTCTCATTGCTATCGAGCCTCGCATCACAGAGATGCAAAGCAGTGGCAAAGAAGGCAACCTCAGCAAGCCTTTCAGCTCAGTTCACGTTGAAGTAGAAGCTAAGCATCTACTCAAGGAATCAGGCTTCGATGAGATGCCCATTAAGGTCACTCGCTTCACCAAGCTACTAGGAGAGGTCTACGGACGATCATTCGCCATGGACGGCCTCCCAGACATCCTACAGAGCAACGCTGTGTGGGAAGCAACAATCATGGCCATGGAGAAATCACTTGACCCACCCCTTGGTGTTTACAGTGACAGTGTTCTTGGTGGCGGAGAGATAGACACAAGCGCTGGATCACTCAGCGTATTCAACCCATCTGACCAAGCCAAAGACAGAGCACCTATCTTTCCGCTCCAAACTATTGGTGAGTTCAAGCAAGTTGTCGCTCTTATCACAGAACTAAAAGAACGTATCTCAGACCACTTCGCTATCGACAGACTACTGGACTTCAACAATGAATCTCGCATGACTGCTACAGAGGCCACTCTTCGTGACCGTATGCGCTCTGCGACATTGGGTCAGATATTCAACAGACAGATTGCTTCATACTTCACGCCAGTTATTGAG